TCCCAATACTGGCGGTAGTTTGAGCCATCGCTAAATGCTGAGCGCTGTACGGTCTGCGCAGCCATCCATGGAGACATATTCTCGCGGTCTGCGACAGTCTGCAATACGCTAAAGAACTTGCGTGCTGCGTACTGCGGGTCGGTAACCTGAGCAACCGTTCCCCAGCCCTGGCTAGGACGCTGCTGGAATAGACCCTGTGAGTCACGGTCTCCACCGTGGATATTAACAAGGCCAGACTCGGTGATTGCAGTCATGATACCGATTTCGATATCACGAGTGCTCATGCCCATCTTCTTACCGACGCTAGCAATGATTGCTGCGTTGTGCATCTGGTCGCCAGCGAATGAACGGTTTCCGTATGTACCGGCCTTTCCTGCGGAGTAAGACCCAGCGGTACCGGCCTGCTGCTTAACCATAGCGTTTCCAGCACCAACCTGTAGACCCTGAGCAACAGTCTGCATGGTTGCCTTAGCCATAAGCGCACCCATCAAACCAGAGAATCCGGCTAGGCCACCACCGATGTTACCCATAGCGCCACCGCCACCCTTAGCGTTAGCAGGTCCACGAGCATACTTGGAAACAGAACTTAGGTTGTCGTTGTTGATTGCATGGATAAGGTCAGAGTGCTTTGAGTAAGCATCCTTGTTAACCATGTACTCGCCCTTCTCGGCAACGATTGGAACCTCGTTACGGGAAAGTGGAGCGGTGCGGGCATAGCCCTTACGTCCACCTGGGTCTACACCAATCTGACCTCCCACGTGATAAGCAGGATTCTTAGAGTTCTTGTCGTTTGCGGAGGTACCGCCAGGCGCAGCCCAAGAACCCATCTTGTTGATATCCTTTAGGGTCATTGGCTTTGCCTTGTCCGGCCATACACCGGTTACCAGCCATTGCTTGAACTGCTGGGTGTTCATACCGAACGCACCCTTTAGCATCGCGTTAGCAATCTTGTAACCTGAGGTAGCCCACGCCTTCTCGTTCTCAAACTCGCGCTGGCCGTCCTTTAGGTTCTGCACAAGGTACTGGTTAATGTTCTTAGAGGTCGTGTTGAACTCACCCTTAGTAACAAGGTTGAAGCCCTTGTAGCGTTCCTCCCACTTCTTGATGTGGTCGCGCAAGTCCTTGTCAGATGTTGCGGTGTATCCCATAAAGTGCGCTAGAGCCTTGTCTAGATACTGCTTCTGAGTTTCCCACTTCTTCTGCTCGGCAGCGTTGTTAGCGTCAATCTGCTTCTGTAGAGCCTTCTGACGACGCTCCTGAGAAGCCTTTAGGGCAGCCTTCTCACGGTCCTGCTGACGCTTTAGAGAATCCTTCTCGGCCTTCTCTACCTTAGAGATTTGTTCTAGACGCTTGTCCTTAGCCTTTTCAAGAGCATCAATCTGCTTCTGCATCTTGTCCTGCTTAGCCTTGCTTGCATCCGTACCGGCGGCACCGGCATCGGTTAGGACATTGTTAGCAGCCCAAGCCTCGGCGTCGTTGCGAATCTTCGCAGCCTCGTCCAAGTTACCTGAGTTAAGAGCAACGTTAAAGTCAATATTACGGTTAGCAGATTCGTTCAGACGGTCCAGGCGGGTCATTTCCGCTTCGAACAACTTCTGACGCAGGTCGTCTGCCTTCTGCTCGGCATCCATTTCATTCTGGATACCCTTGATGCGCTTGTCGAATCCGGACTCAATGCCCTTACGACGCTTCTCCTGGCGAGCGTCTAGAGCATCCTGGGCACGCTGCTGACGATTGTCCAAAGCGTTCTGAGCCTTCTCCTGACGCTTGTTCATTGCGTCTAGAGAGTCCTGACCCTGCTGCTGCACACGCTTGATTGCGGCAGAGGAATCAGCCTCAAAGGCAGAGGTGGTGGCATCGGCAATACCCTGCTGGAAGGAACTCATAGCCCCCTTGGTCATGTTCAAAACATCGTCGTCGGAGATAGCCTTAATCTCTCTCAACTGGCGAGCGGTCAGAGCCAACTTACCATTAACCTTGGCAACGTTGGTGCTCCAATCAATCATGTTACCGTTAATGTCTAGGGTGGCACGACCGAAGCCGTCAGACAGCAAGCCGGTCTCACGCATACCCAGAGCAATACGCCACTGGTTTAGTTCCTGCAACTGCAACTGCTTGGTGGTGTACTTGGTTGGACCCAACATACCCTTAGCAGCATTGGTCGCAGCAATCGCAGCAGAGTTAATCTGGTAATACTGCTTTGCCTGTGCCTTGGTGGCAGTCTGCATCTGGTATTCCTTGGTGTTGCGCAACTCGTCGAAGGTGGAAATCTTCTCCTTAATGTTCAACTGGTTAGCAAGTTCCTTAACAATAGCAGCCTCGGTTGCCTGTAGACTCCTACCCTGGTCACCCATCTGCTGTCCGGCACGAATAAGTTCCTGGCTAATTACCTCTGGGGTCTGGCCTCCGTACTTACTGCTAAACTCCTTGCCGCTCATCTGACCGTTTACGTACTTGGCGTTATCCTTCATTGCCTGACGGAGTGCGGCTGCGCTATGTACTCCAATGTTAGACATGAACTGCTGGGTGCGTGCATCTAGGTTGTCGTATAGTCCAGCAAAACTCTTTTCCATTGCGTCATTCATAGACTGGAATACCTTACCGCGTGCCTCTCCACGGACAGCGGTAGCCATTGAGTCGGCTAGTGCCTTGCCAAGTGAGGTTCCCTGGACCGCTGCCTCCTTCATGTTTCCTGAATCCTTGTTAGAGGAAATCATGCGGGACCACAGGTCAACCTGCTGGCTCTCGTCCACAACGTTACCGATGGTGTCGTACAGACCCCTGGCCTTTGTCTCGGCCTCTAGGGCACCGTCACCGGCTGCAATAAATAGAGCCTCGACATACTTGCGAGCCTTTACGCTAGAGCCTCCAACGGCGTTTAGAACCTGTACATACTTCTGCATAGCAATGGTGGTCTGGCCTGCATCGTCGGTGTTCTTCATAGAGGAAACCAAGTCCTTACCGCCCGGCTGCTTTGGAATCTGGTCAGCCAGGTCATGAGCGGTAACGGTTGGGTCGCCCAACTTGTCGGTAGCAGTTAGGGTATTTAGTTCCTTCTGCTTCCTAATCTGAATGTCTAGGGCATTAGCAAGTAGGTTCTTCTGAGAGACAATCGCCTTCTCCTGCTCAACTTGGTCCTTAGCAATTTGTACATTGTGCTGGTGCCACTTCCAGGCTGCGAATCCTGCGGCTGCTACGGCAGCGGCAATCAGACCGGCTGGGCCAAGCATTCCCACAAGAACAGCAAGCGCTGAGCGCATGCCTGTTGCCATGGTCGAAACAGGAGCACGTAGCATCGCTAGCGCAAATGTCTTCGCGGCTGCGGCCATCTTGATTAGTGCATCCTTGGCAACGAATAGCGCAAAGGCAATGTTTGTCTTAATGGTTAGACCGATAGTCTTCCATGGCAACTGGAATAGTCCCGACAGTAGAGGGGTTAGCATGGATGCGTAGAACACCATTGTAGCCATGTTGTGAACCATGCCCTTCTGGGTTCCCATCATAAGAATCATTGAAGATGCGGCTAGAGCGGTGTTACCGGCAATACCCTTCCAAGCGCGTCCAGTCTTTTCTGATTCGGCAGCAATCTGTGATGCAGTCTTTGGAACGAATCCAGTAGATACACCGGCCATTGGGGCTGCGCCCTGACGACCCGATGCTGGGGTACCGGCGACCATGCTTCCGTTAGAAATAAGAGTCTGCCTACGCTGGGCCGCTAGAATTGCTACTGCCTGAGAGCGCTTGATGCCTCGGCTGGCAACCATATCGGCAACTACTGACTCACGAGCCATACGGTTAGCGTGGGCCTGAGCAAGAGCCAACTTCTCCAACTGCATTGTTAGTAGAACGGCCTGCTGACGCTCAGAGATATACCCCTTACCGGCCAACTCGGCAGCCAACTTGGCAGCACGAGACTCCTTATTGACAATCTCCATCTTACCGGCCCAACGAGTTGCGGCGACACCGAACTTCAATAGGTTACCGGTAAGGTTAGCGAACAGACCAATAAGCATAATGGTAGGACCGATTAGGGCACCAGCGATTGCGGCGTAGGCTGCAAACTTCTTGATACCGCTCGGTAGGTCATTGAACGCGCTGGCAATCTTAGCCAGACCCTTTAGGATATCTGTAGCAACCTGTAGGAACGGCTCACCCATCAGAGCCAGTTCACCCTTTAGGGTTTCTAGCATAATCTTGAACTGTCCGGATGCGGACTCCCTCTGACGCTTCAACTCTTGGTCAGCGGTCTGGGCCAAACTAGAGGCGTCCTTGCCCATAAGTTCCATGGCCTTGTGGGACTGGTTCTGGGTGCCCTCCCATGCACGACCTAGGTTGGTCAGCATTGCGGATACACGGTTGAACTGGTACTTACCAAACAACTTAACAAGAATCTGCTGCTTCTGTAGAGCAGACAATCCCTGCATCTGGTCGTACAACTTGTGTAGAGCAACATATAGGTTACCGTTGGACTCTGCTGCCAACTCGGTAACCTGTACCCTGCCCTTTGAAATCTGCTTAATGAATTCGTCTGCCGCTGGGCTCGGGGCCAGAATGGTACCGGTCGCTGACTTTAGAGCGTTAGCGGCCTCGGCTGCGTCAACGCCAGACTCCTTCATGGAAACAAGCATGACGGTTGCTTCCTGCACGCTCACGCCAAGTGCGGCCATAGCCGAACCGGCACGAGGGATTGACTCGGCAATGTCCTGGGTGGACAGAGAGGTAGCGTTCTCGGTAGCGTTCATGAAGTTGAACGCATTGGTCAAGTCTTCGGTGGTCTTAATCTGATTCTTAAACGCGGTCTGTAGAGAAATGGTCAGGGCTGTTGCCTGAGTGGTGTCCAACTCACCAAGAGTAGCAATACGCATAACCTGCTGGGTGGCTGACTGCAACTTGTTACCGTTAAGACCGGTAGCAGCAAGTTCAGCCTGTACCTTTAGAGTGTCGGTAACGGATGAGCCATATGCCTTAGCAGCATTCATAGCCGTGTTCATGGAAGCAACACGTACGTCGGCTAGTTCCTTCTCTACCGCCATCATGCTCTGGTTGTCGCCTGAGACAATCTGGGCGGTAGTGTCGTAAACCTTAGCGATACGAGTAAGTTCCTGGTCTACCTTGTAACGCATAACACCAGCAGCAGCACCGAAGGCAGCAAGAGGCATGGTGAAACCAACCATCAACTGCCTACCGGCCCACTGAGTGTTCTTACCCCAATTAATCATCTGGGTGGCTGCGGAGCGAGTCTGCTCACGAATCCAACCAATACGCTTACCCAGCGTATCCATGTCCTTACTGACTTCGTTAGGGATAATAACGTCGAACAAGCCTCGGTTACCCTGAGTACCCGGCATCTTGCGAACAACCATGTTCTGCAAGGCCAACTGTTCCTCATAAGCGGCCTTGGATACCTTCATGTTCTTACGCCAGTCGCGGAAGGACAACTTCTGCTTTTCTAGAGCACGGACATAGTTATCAGTAGCCGAGTTCAACTTCAACTGCTCGGCTTCAAACATACCGGTAGACGCCGCTGCATTGCGGAAGGTGGCGCTGTTACGCGCCATCATCTGCTGCATCTTGGCGTACTTGTCAGGGTTTACAGCAGCGCCATTGGCGTTAACGACGAAGGCTTTCATCTCCGCGTTCATAGCGGCGACCTGCATTTCCAACTGCTGGAACTGCGCCTTCATCTGGGTTACATTCGCTGTACCCGTTACCTTGATGTTTAGATTACTAATTTGTCATTCAGTCCTTTATTCTTCTTCTTCGATATCAAGTCCGAACACGTCTAGTTCTAGCACCTGTTCGGACTTGCCGGTCAACTTCGCTTCCACTCGTCGCTGTACCTCATCGAATTTGTTAGTCGAATCTGTCTCGCTCTCGTCTAAGTCGATTCCCTTCATAGCAGCAAAGAACTTGTTTCTTCTATGCTCTCTGTCCCTAGCAGCCGTTAGAATGGCCTGTAGTTCATCCAGATTAATGCTATCTTCTAGTTCCTCGACGTTCCTCCAAATACCTAGGAGCATTGCTTCACCTTCCCATTCGGCAAGGTTCAGGCTCTCCCAAGTTCCTCCGCTGCCTTCTGGGCTGCCTCCATCACTTTTGGGTCATTCAACTTTAGACCGCCAGTGATTTCTAGGATGCGGTAAATTGTGTCTAGGTCTAGAGTGTCCTCTAGGTATTCCTTGTATTCTGCTGACAGGAACTCTCCTGCCTCCTTCTCGTCCTTAGAAGCCTTTAGAGCATCGAACTTGCCCTTGTAGTTATCCTCTAGTGCGATACCGGCGCAATTGATGAAAACGTTGAATCCGTCATCATCGGACTCAACCTCAGCGAACTTGCCCCACGCCTCCATGAAACGACGCAGACGACCGATTGGTAGTGGGCGTAGCCTTACCTCGGTTCCGTCCTGTAGGGTAATCTCTTCCTGAGTGTATACTGTAGTAGCCATTGTAATTCCTTTCGTGTGTTAAGTTCATTATAGGATACGTTTTATTATCGTGCAAGAAATGAAGAACCCCGGCACTCAATTGAATTGCCGGGGTTCCTCTAAGTCTTACTGGTTTATCAGGTTACGTTTAGACGGTCACGTACAGAACCGTAACGACCATTGTCCGCTGGAAGCGCACGGAAAGTTACTGGAATTGTAGTTGCGTCTGCACGACTCATTGAGTGCGATGATGACTCTACTGACAATACGCGGTAAGCCTGGTAGACACGCTCACCGTAAGTGTTGACGGCTGCGTTCTCAATTGCGTTACCGACTGCGATAAGACCACGCTCTAGTGGAGCGTCACCTAGCGCACCGCCTTCAATTGCCAACTCCTTTTCGTTAACTCCTGCTGATGAGACCGTGGTTGCCGCCTGTCCCCAAGCGATAAGCAAGTTCTCTAGAGTAGCCTCAGCGAAGGTGGTAGAAATTGATAGACTCATACCAGACTTGAAAATCTTTGCAGAGTCAAGCAACTGGTCAACCTCAACCTCGTCCCATGTAGGGTCAGTAGCAACCTCTAGTCCGTCCTGGGTGTAACCAACTTCGTTCCAGTTAGTAACAAGAGTTGCTACGCCGGTAGAAGTGGAACCGTCAGCGGTAGCCATAGTAGTAGAGTAACGAGTACCCGCTACGAATGCTGGCTTGCTGGATGCTAGAGAAGCGGTTGCTGATGTGCTTGGGCCTAGGTAGACGCGAGCCGCACCAACGATAATGTTCTTCTTAGTCAATGCCATTTGTGTATTCACCTCCTGCGAAAAGTATTTGTTAGCACTTCCTCAATTGTAATAATAACGCCAATCAAATCTCAATGCAAAATTGTCAAGCCCATTGGCCGGTCTTGGCGTTAAACTGCTTAACGGCATAGTCCACAAAGTAGTCGTAGCGGATATTCAGCAGGGCTGACTGCCTACCGCCCTCGGTCTCTTCCGGTGCGGCACCCTCGGCAAAGCCCACGTTGATATTCCCAAATCGAATACCACGGAACTGCGGGATGGTGCTGGTGAAAGCGTTAACGTCTCGGGCAGAGTCGTCCTCGCGTCCGAAGGTTTCGTTTAGCACGTTCATGGCGGTAGCAATTTCACCAAAGTTGGTGGAGTAGATAACGAAGGTCATGGAGCCACGCCTGCGGAAGTAGGCATCGGTGACTGTCGGGTCATCTACATAGCCGTAAACAATGAAAGGCTTATCGTACTGAGTCAACTCAGGTTCCTCGGATACCGGCACGATTGGGATAACGCCCCCGTAGTTGGCCTCGTCCCATGACAGGTTAGCCTTTAGTACCTGCCAGGCGTATGCGCGTAGCAGATATGCGGGTGTGTACTTCGGGTCCATTATCCTCTTCTCCTATTGTTTCCTCGCTCGGCAGCCAACTTGACCATGCGGGCCTTGACTCTCCTACGACGGTTATAAACTCTTCCTCTTGAATTATACCTTAGAATGCTTTCTGGGGCGTGGTGTGTTTCCGGATAGCGTTCCAAAATAGATAGTACGTCCCTGTTGAAATGGATATTCACGTCTCCGGTTAGCAACTCCTGTCCCCTACCGTTCCACCACATTTGCCAGAATGCGGAGAAGGTGCCCACGGCAGCCTTGCCGGTAGTGGCTCCTGCCTCGCCTGGTGTAGACTCCATTGGCTCCTTACCGTCGATATATCTAAATACGTACCCGCGCTTGTACTTCGGGTTGCGTGGCTTACCGTAGAACGGAACAAAGTTGAAAGGCTTCTCCTTTGGCTTAATGTGAACGGTGATGCCATACTCGTTGACCGCAGCCTTGTTCCAGAAGACGTACTTTCTTCTGGACAGTCTCTTGATAACCTCGGATGAAACGCCATAGAACTCAGCGCTTGGTCTTGGGTTAGGCTGTACGGCGGGACGGAAGACAAATCCGATTTCCCTGCTTCTACCGGCCCCTGCAATCTGGTGGACCCATAGCCTCGCTGCTGGGTCGGTCGGGTCGGAGAACTTTGGCTGTCCTCGGGTAATACCTCTAACTCCGAACTCGTAGACGAGGGTCATGTTTCCGGCAGCGGCGGTAGCCGCAGCGTCAATGTCAAACTCTCTAGAGGCAACGTTGTGTGCCGCAGAGATTAGGTTTCCCAGATATGTCTGGTCTGCGATACCGTCAGCGATACCGCCAATGTCACCTAGGGCCTTCTCGATTCCGCTAAAGTCAACTTGCAGGTTAACCATTTCGCCCACGATTAGACCTCTGCTCTCTCCAGCAGGACGAAGGTCTCTACGTGCTTGTTGAAAGCATCGAACAATGGAGTAACACCGTTTACGTTAAATACCGTCGCCTTTGGGTTGCCCTCAAATTCCTCGTCACGCCACAGGATTTGTCCGGTCTTCTTGTTACGGATATTGGTGATACGGTCCCTCTTGGTGATAAGGGTCTTCGGTGGAACCCACATCTTGATAAAGTCAACGTTGGTGTAGGTGTCTCCAAAGCGCTCTGTGGTACCAGCAACACGAATACCACCGTCAACGATACCGCGAGCCAGACACCTGATGGTGCCAAACTTCTCGTCCTCGCGTACGTCCGGAGTGTTGGGGTTGTCGGGGTATGGCTCCCAGACACGAATAATCTCACCGGTCAGTGGGTCCTGCCTGTTAACCCACGTTCCATAGTCGTTAGGGTCGATTGGGTCGGGAACGTCTTGGTCCTGCTTCAAGATATCAGCACGCATGCTGAACCTTGCGCCTGTCAGCGTTCGCATATTAGATTACCGCCCAACCACGCTTTAGTACATAATCCGAAAGTAGGGCGTCCGCACGAGCGTTGCCGGTATGCTGGAATGCTCCTGAGTGGAACTGGATACGCCAGTCGGCAGCGGTCATAGAGGTTAGGTAGCGGTCACGATATACAGTATCGCCAGAGGCATAGTCTCTAACTAGCAACTTAGCGGCTTCCTCTACCTGTACCGGCACGTACGGCCAGCCCCATGTTCCCTTGACTGCAAACTGTGCGTCTCGTAGGAACTGCTCGGCCTTTAGTCCGTATGGGTTCTCGATAACTCCGTTAACCTCGTGGATGCCGTAGTAGTCAGCCTTTAGTGGTGGGATGCCGAAGCGTGCATGCGTCAGATACCAGCCCTCACCGGCAATAGAAAATGAGGCGGGCAATGCCACACCATTAATTGTTTCAACGCTAATCAGACGCGATGGAAGGGCCAGAGCGCTACCGCCTGCTCCGGTGACGACCTTGGTCCCCGTGCTCTTTCCGAAATTCTGTCCGGTGTGTGACTGAATGATGTGCCGGGTAGCAGACTCAATGTGTGCAATCTCGTCAGCGGTGAAGTCGTCCTCATCCTCAACCAATGCCGTAATGACAGACAGCGGTAGGATTGGAGTAATTACGTTTACGTAGGTCTCCTTGCTGTAGTGGTAAGGGTGACCATCCTCGGCGTAGTCAAACTCCCAATGCACAACCAGGCTAGCGTCTTCCTGGGTTAGAGAGAACGGAATAGTTACGGAGAACTTTCCATCTGTCTCAGCATTGACGGTAGAGAATGTATGAACAACCTCATCATCCTTCTTAACGACAACAGTCATTGTACCGCCCGTAGGCGTGACTGGAACGTCAAGGTAGACTTTGCGGTTTGGACTATCTACATAAATGTCTGTCATAGCCACTCAATCGGAACCCTAAAGAACTCCGGGCCTCCCGCTCTCATAATGTATAGGAACATGGCACCATCGGCTGTCGTGACAATACGAGCACGCTTACCGTCCTGACCACCTGGGGCAGCATATGGCATGGTGCCAAACGGCTCTAGGATTCCAGTCAGTAGGTCGAGTGCGTACAGCCTGGTGGTACCTTCCTTCTGAATTAGCAACTTACGCTTACCGGTAATCATCGCTGAGGATGCTCCGGTACCGAAAGTCTCAGAACCAGTGAACACGGTCAGAGTCGTCCAAGCGTTAGTGCCAATGTTGTACATATAGACGTTGTTGGCTGCGTTACCACGAAGGGCAACAATCTGGTATGGTGCGTAGGCTGCTGGGTAGAAGGTATTTCCTCCACCAGAGATACCGGCTGGTGCAACGGCCAAGGCTGCCGACCACGCGGTACCGGTCGTGGCAACGAGGTCCAAACGGTAAAGTGAAGTCGAGTTGTTTCCCGGCTGGAAGTAGATAAAGTCAGACGAGGGAACAATCTTGTAAGAGTCCGTAGCACCTGGGGCACCGGCAAATGGTCCGGTACGTGGGTTACCAGTAACGGCTGTTGCCAAGGTCAAGACGGTTGCTGTGTTAGAAGCAATACGACGACGGGAACCAATCTGCGAGCCAGAGGTCATGATTACGTCCATGTTTGCGTATGCGTTAACTGTCCAGTTGGCGGTAGTGTCTGTGACTGTAGTTGTAGAGGTGGCGGTTGCTACGTCCTGAACCAACTCAATCTGGAAAGTATCGTTGGTTGCTAGCGCACCTGGCAGAGCCGGGGTCACTGTCAATACGTTAGGAGCAGAGACGGCAGAGATAGTACGCAACTGTCCTGCCTGAGCACCAGTCAGTACCCTCAACTGTAGGTTAGCCATTCCCTGACCGAAGGTTCCTGTTGCTGCGGTAGCGGTAACCTGAGTTGTGGTGTTACCGGTTGAGTCTGCGGTTCCAGTATCAATAACGGCTGGGACGCTAGAGTCAGTAGGCATGGTCAAGGATGCACCTACGTTAGAGGTGGTTGGTAGGTTAAGCGTAACGGTAGTCAGAGACCAAGCAGGAATTGACTGGTTGGCGATGGTCACGGCGGTAGTGTTTAGGTTAAACACCTGCCATGAGGCTAGACCGGCACCATGCATTAGGTAAACGACGTTACGTACCGGGTCGTACTCCATATCAATACCCTGGTTACCAGAGGTCGTGTTGGCTAGGTACTGCCAAGCATTTGTCCAAGTGTCAAAGCGATAAAGAACAGTAGTAGACGCAGAGGTAGCGGTGGTACCGGTCTGAACGGTCCAATACATGTATCGGGTACCGTCCCAGCACTGTGACGTGCCTGGGTTAGAGTTACCTCCTGGGAAGAAGGCCATGTACTGCCACGATGGGTTGTCGATGCCCTTCTTGAAGTTGTAGTTAACGGTCATTATGTAATAGTCCACCTGTTCCTAGTAATTTGAAAAGTCTGCTGCGTGATTTCCCTAAATTCTTCACGACCATCCATGATGTTCCATGAGGACGGCTGGAAGAGACCTGGCTGAGTACCGGCTCCCGCGACAGCGGTACCGGTGTTGTTTGACCAAACGGTTACGGATGGCTGGTTATCAACCGTGACACGCATACGGTCAGATGAGTCCTTGGCAAAGCGCATGTGCTCTAGCAACTTACGTAGAGTGCGCTCTGTAGCAATTTCCTCAAATGCGTTACGTAGTCCCATTACTTACCGTCCTCAAACCAAATAGTGAAGTTGTCTGGGTTACCCTCAATATTGGTCTCCAACCAGTACCCCGCCAACTCGGGCTGGACAGTACGAGCCGTCGCATCGACTTCTACAGTCTCTACGTTAACACTCACGCTCTGCTTTGGCTGAGCGACCGTCACCCTCTGGGGTGCTGCTGATGTGACACTAATATTCATTAAGTAGTAACCTCGTTGTAGACCGAAACGTCACCGGCTAGGTACGTGCGGGTCTGTGAAGTGGAAGAGGTAATCTGAAAGTCCCAGATGTAGTCTCCCGGTGTTAGGCTGGCTGCGGTAGCGCTTGCCAAATAAATCCTGACCTCACCCGTGACACCGGTTAGGGTGCAGGTGAAATCAACAGGTGAAGAGTCCGCGTAGGTCTTCTTCAACTGAGCCTTTGGTGTAGAACCAGTTAAATCCAAAGGTACCCCGGCACCGTCCTTTACCGTCACAAACAACTCAACGTAGTCACCCTTGTAGATAACTAGGTCTTGGTTGGACGGCATGGCGTCCGAATTCAACGGACCGCCAGCGGTAGCACCGGGGTACACAATATCAGCCATAATAGAATTGTATCATGGCTTATTTCTTAACTACAAATCAGGAATAGTAATCCTGAATCTCGCTTGGGTAAGCCTGACGGAATCCGTCCTCATGCAAAACATGCTCTGCATCTACAGCAGACATTAGCACGTATGGGTGAGCCTGAGTGAAGACGTGGACAGCGCCGCTAGGTGCTGATACCTCAAACACAGGGTTCTGACGGTCCATCTTTACTAGCCACTGTTGGTTGGCGTTCAAAACTGGCTGAGCCTCCTTAGTAACAATTTCTACCTGCTCGTTGCCATCAAGCACGTCAGCAGATGTAACAACGTTTTCTGCAACTGGTGTCGCCACTGGCTCTACCGGCTTTGCGTATTCTGGGAAGTCGTCACGCCTCTCTGGGTGGAACTCCAAATACTGCTCAAACGTCACCCCGTTTTCCAGCAATGCTGCTGCAATCAACTTCTTTGAACTCTTCTCGTCGTCGGATAGGTTTACTGCGAAATCATTTTCCGCAATCTTGACCAATTCTTCTACTCCGAACTTGCGACTTGTAAATGACATAAATGTCCTCCTTGTCAATTCTAGTTATAGTGTACCATAGGTTTTGTTAAAAAGAAGAACCCCGACTCGCAATGAGCCGGGGCCACTTCTATGTTACCGCTTTTTATCAAGGCTGGTACTTGACGTTCTTTACAAGAACGGCAGCGTTAGGGTTCTCAATAGCCGCACCAACACGGGTGTACATGGTGTACTCGATGGTGTCCTTCTTTGGCTTGAACTCGCGGAAGACCTGAATCTCACGCTTTACTCCCCAAATTAGGTTCTGACCATCGACTAGCCATACGTCAGAACCGGTTCCTCCGCTTACAGTGTACTCTGGGAATAGTGGAACTTCCTGAGCACGTACGCCGAATGGCGCTGTTGGGCTCCAACCTGGGTTGTAACCTGCGGTGTTCTCGTTTCCGGAAACATCGGCTGGCTTCAACGCACCTGGCTGCTCAACGTACTGTGCAGAGTAAACGTAGTCCTGTAGTAGACCTGCGCTCGTGAAGAACTTTAGGCTACCACGACGCTGCATGAACTTACGTGGCATTGCCTTTAGAGCCTTGTTGAATACACCACGGTCTAGGGTAGCACCGGCTGCATCTACAACATGGGCACCTGCGTACAGACGCTTCCTCCAACCGTCAAATGACTTCAATAGGGCGTCGTTAGTCTTAGTGACGTCACCGTTAATAGCCAAATCCTCTAGGTCGTTAGCGGCCTGGTTAGCCATAAGGCGTGCGATGTGGTCCTCTAGTGCCTCGCCCTCCAAGTTGTCCTCTAGAGACTCGGAAGATAGTTCCCAATCTAGACGCAACTTCTTGGTGGTAAGAGATACCTTTGCGAATGCAACGCCTACTGGTACGCTGTCGTCAACTGCCTCAGTAGCAAGACGTACTAGACGCTCACCAACTGCAATGCGGTCAAGTTCAACCTCGTTTGCGCGCATACGAATTGTACGGACCTGCGCACCTAGGGTAGTTGCATCCCACATGTAGTCAATAAAACGACTTGACTGCTCTGGGGCTAGCAAACCACCACCGGAAGGTGCGGTTCCAATGCTGCTGGTCGAAATGACCTTCTCTAGCAATTCGTTACTCATTGTTATTTTTCACCTCTCTTTACTAATTAGAATTTGGTAATGCATTTGACAGAAAACCTCAAAACAGGTTATCAACTGAGAAAGCGCCGTTCCATGTTGTCTTGGACTTCTGTACATTCTTCTCTGCTGGCTCGTTATCCAAATCAGCAGACTTCCTGAAAGCCTCCGAAGAGTTAATCGTTTCTAGGGACTTCTCGAAAGAAGCCAACTTACTCTTCGCAGTCTCCAACTTTTCACCGAACTCAGAGAACTTACTCTCTAGTTCGGAAGCCTTCTTTGTGAATGAATCGTTAATCTCGTCAATCTTCTTCTCTAGCGCTGCAACCTGCTCCTTTGTCTCGTCGCGGGTCTTCTCTAGTGAAGTGTGAACTGCGTCCTTCAACTCATCAATCTTCTTTGAGATAACTTCCTCTTCGTCAGTTACCTCATCTACATCGGCAGCATCCTCTTCTACAAGTTCTGCCTTTTCTGTGTCGGTCTCGTCTACATCGGCTGCTGGCTCGTCTGCTGGCTCGGCTGGGGATGGGACCTCGGTTGGGTCGCCTTCCTCGTGTCCGGTCTCTACAGTCTCGTCAACATCGGTGTTAGTGGTTTCGCTCTTTGCCATATCTACACCTCCTTCGCCTTCGCTATTTTCTACAGCGGCGTTCGGGCTAAGGAACTTGGCAACAACGTCATTCACCTTCTCCGCTCTGTCGCTACCTGCTTCAAACCAGCCAATGTTCTTCATCGCTGAGCCGCACTCCAAGCACTTTGCTTCCTCTGCTGTCTTTGACTGAATCTCACCGTCAGTTACACAGTAAAAAACATTCTCGATAACAGTCTCCGCGACCATGCCCTTGACTGTGACAGAGCCGGTTGCTGACTTCTGGATTGAAAAGACATTGGCTAGTTGGTTCGCTGGGTTATCAACAAGGGATAGTTCTACTAGGTCGTAGTCCTTGATGAATCTAACCGTCGTACCGGCCTCCTTGACGAACTCGTTGGTTGCCTCAATGATGTTTCCACCAATTGAGAAACCTGAAAGGGTTCCGTCTAGAACCTTCTCCCAGGTGTCCGGGGCTCCCTTGGAGACGCGAGCCGTTACGTAAATGCCGCGATAAAACTGTCCTTCGTGGAAGAACTCATCTTCGCGGAAATCTACAATCTTGCCCACAGCGATGCTCTGGTGCATTTCACGTAGGTTGCCGCGAGCGCGTTCGAAAGCCTTGGCAGAAGCCTCTGCCAAAACTACGTCGCCCTGAGTATCCACGTTGTCAAGAGTGGCGTAACCGGAAACCAAACGGTTCTCCTTGTCCACCTTAGCGAATGGCATAGACAGGCGAACTGTGTCGCCGTCCGTAGTCCACTGACTCTTAACAAAGTTTGTCATGTTGTAATACTAACATTGGCCTTATTATGAAGCAAAATTTAATAACACATTTTGTCAAATAGGTTTAATTAGGCTGTTGTTCTACCCTCACCTTTTGGATTTCTGGCGGCTCCATTCGAATCCGTCCCCTGTGCGGAGCGTGCGGAGTCACGAGCACGGTTGGCACGCTGGTCTGCCATCTGCTGATTAGCCTTAGCGTTCATATCAATAATCTCGTCACCCTGCTTGATACCTGGCATGCCGTCACGAGCACGTAGTTCGTTACGAGTAATCTTACCAATCTTAGCGTCACGCTCATCAATCTTGGACTGAGTGTCAGCGTCGGTCAGAGTCATTTCATCCAACTTCAATAGGAAGGCGTCAGTTAGTTCCTTGACCAACTTGTTCAACTTCTTTTCCAGAATCTTCTGCTTCGGTGCGCAGACCTGCTCCTTGAAAGTCTTGTCGGCATCCTTCGCTACCGCCAGGCTGGCACCCTCGGATACGCTAATCTTGGTGACCGGTACACGGTGAACCATTAGGATATCTGACTGGTTAGCCTTACGGTAATTCATGAATGATGAGTCCTGAACTCCACTCTCTACCGCGTCAATCTTGAACTCGACCTTGCTGTCCTGCGTGTCAGCCGGTAGAGGAATATACAAAGACCTGTGGTTCTGACCCTTTAGTCCAGTCTCAAAGAACTGTAGCAACTGGGCCTCAGCCTGCGTACCCAGCCTTGCACCCTTTAGGGTAATGACGTGACGTGGTACAGCCTTGTTCTCAAAGTAGTCTAGGTTGAATCGTGCAGCAAACTCATTACCGGCGATTGCCTGCTGGGCTGCAATAATGTCTGGGACACCATAGAAACTACTCGTAGGTGAGTAGTTAGACATATGGATAATCTCGTTCGGCTTCTCGCTACTGATTGGGTTGCTGGTCTTCTGGTCGCCCAGGTTGCGGAAGAAGACAGCCTTGTTCCCGCTAATCTGAACGAACCCGTCACGCTTGCGACGAATA